TGATGCTGAATTGGGTGAGATTGCCTACAAACTTTCTACCTTCATCTGGCGTATCAAGATTGAAGGCGGTACTGTGAAAGTCGTTAAAGACGGCCGCAAAGTGTCCGCTTATCAATTGATGAATGTCAATGTAATGCAAAAGTACATGGACAATCGTAACAAAGTATTTGCAACCGCTGCAACTGCTAAAGTTGCTAAAGTAAAAGCAAAGGCTGTGAAACCTGCTAAAGTTGCTAAACCTGTGAGTAAATCTCCAATCAAGAAACTTGCAGATTTGAATGCTGTGCCTACTGTTGAGAAAACAGAAGTGATGGAAATTACTGAAGTTACTGAAAATCCAGTTACTCAGTAATGGATGAATCACAAAAAGAAATCCTCTTGATTACTCAAGAGGAATGTGCTGAAGTTACCCAAGCTATTTCTAAAGTCTTTCGATTCGGCATTCAAGCTGAATACAACGATAAAACAAATCGTGATAGATTGACAGAAGAGCTTGGTGATCTCTTGTGCATGATTGAGTTGTGCTATGATAGTGGTGTTGTAGACTACCTACAAGTTAAAGACGCACAACATAGAAAATATGAAAAACTTAAAAAATGGTCTAGTATTTTTGGAGAAAAAGAATGAGTTATATTGTTACACTTGAAAAAGATCCAGAAACTGGTGATTTAATATTGCCTTTGCCTGAGAAATTATTAGAAGAAACTGGTTGGAAAACTGGTGATACTTTGGATTGGAATGATAATGGTGATGGAACATTTTCTATGACTAAAAAAGAAGCTACTACCGAATGGGTACTTGTTGAATGTATCAGCACATTCCGTGAACGCTATATGGTCGAAGTACCTAAAGGTAAAGAACTGTGGGCACTTGATACTGTGACCATGAATGAAGCAAAAGAATTTAGCCAAGAACATCTTGGTGAAACAATTGTTTCCCACCGTGTTGTATCACTAGAAGAAGCTTTGGTACTGTGCGATAAAGATAATTCTTATTGCTCAGCTTGGTCTGATGATAAAAAGATGGATGCCTTCTTCACGAAAGAAGGTGAGAATGTTGAACTTTGAACGCATTCTTGATTACCTGAAATATTCAGGTTTAACTGTTACAATAGTATTGAATCCGTTTCATTGGTCATGGATTCCTAAGATGAGTCCTATTCTTGATACCATTACCGATGGTGAAATGGATGGGACTATGTTTTCATTTTTGTTTATAAGAATATCGTGTTGGATTGATAACGGTGATTGGTAATGAATATATTTTATCTGAATAATGATCCAAAGATTTGCGCTGAAATGCATTTAGATAAACATGTCGTTAAAATGATCCTTGAATATGCTCAATTACTTTCTACAGCCCACCGTGTTCTTGACGGTACTGTTTCTACTCGTCTATCTAAGTCTGGTCGCAAACAACAGTATTATCCTCTCGCCGGCGAGCGTGATAACTTTTTGTATTCCGCTACTCATGTTAATCATCCATCTGCTGTATGGGTAAGACATTCTTATGAAAATTACGAATGGCTGTATAAACTATTCATTGCACTATTAGACGAATATACACATCGTTATGGTAGAATACATGCAACCGCAAGATTAATCGATGCATTGCATACACCACCTATTCATATACCAAAAGGCATAGGATTTACAGAACCGACTCCTGCAATGCCTAACGAAGTGAAAGTTTTGCGTGAAGTTGCTACTGATCGATATGAAATTGACTCTATCAAATCCTACCACAAATACTATATACATAATAAAGTACATATAGCAAAATGGACTAAACGTGAAATACCTTTATGGTATAGTGAAGGAATTAAAAGTGCCTACTTACAGCTTTCTGAACAACGAAACGAATGAGTTGTTTGATTCGTTTATGAGCTTCTCATCAAGAGAAGAATATTTAAAACAAAATCCCCATATACAATCTATAGTCACCTCAGCATCTATTGTTAGTGGTGTTTCTATTACTGGCAAAGTGCCTGATGGTTTCAAAGAAGTCCTTTCAAAGGTCGCTGAGAGCCACAAGTCTAGTTCAGTAGCGGACAATCATGGAAAAAAATCATCAAAGGAGATCAAGACTAAACAATTAGTTGACAAGCATATCAGTTAACAACGTGAATTATCTTTGCTATGGTAAATCAATTTTTGAGGAAAACCAAGTGGCTAAAACAAAAGATATTACCAAAAAATCAGCTTTACTGCACAGAATTTTTGACAAACCAAATTTTAGAAGAACAGTAGAAAAGGAATTATACGATATGCTAATACACAAACAGTCTCCATATTATGCAACAATATTACATTATTACCCTAGATTGAATTGAATGAATTTTAAACATGTTAAATTAAAAGAATTAGATTTTGATTTAAAAGCAGTAACAACAGAAAAGGGTCGAGAGTACCAAACACCAAATGGTAACTCTTACCCATCTGTAACAACCGTTTTATCTGAATATAATAAAAAGGCCATTTTCGAATGGCGTGAAAGAGTTGGCGCAGAAGAAGCAAATAGAATCGCTAGAAGTGCATCGAACCGTGGTACAAAATTACATACAGTTTGTGAGAAGTATCTGTTAAATGAAATGACAGATTTAAAATTACAAACAATGATGCCAGATACGAAAGAATTATTTCTTTCACTCAAACCTCACCTAGATGACCATATCGGTGAAGTTTATTCTATTGAACAAGCATTGTATTCTGCCGAACTGCGTTTAGCTGGCCGAGTTGATTGTATTGCACAATGGGATAATGAACTGGCTGTGATTGATTTTAAATCTTCAACTAAACCAAAACTTGAAGAAAACATTTTAAATTACTTTATGCAATGCACCGCCTATGCAACAATGTTTGAAGAAATCACAAGTAAACCAATCAACAAATTGGTAATCGCCATTGCTGTTGCAGATGGCACCAATCAAATATTTGTCAGAGAGAAAACCGATCACTATATGGATTCTCTCTATTATTACATTGGCAAATATTGGAAAAACAGATTGACAAACTAAATAGGTTATGTTATAATGTGATTTATTGCTGTATGAAGCAAAGAGAAAAGTGTTCTGGAAGCGGGTGCGAATCCCGCCAGGTCCACCAAAAGAGGATTGTATGGATAGTGAATATCTGTATCAACTCGTATGCGGAGTTCTATCTATCGTAATGATAGTAGTATTCTTTATAGTCTTTTTTTGATGGGCTTGATATAGATTCGACAGGGCAAAGAGTAACAGAGTGGACAGCACATCAGAGCAGATGTTAAAACTAAACAAAAGTAAACGCAAACGACTCACAGTTCGCATTAGCAGCCTAAACTCTGCTTAGGGTTTCGATTGGTTTCCTCGTAACAGAATAACCAATCATTATTATTTACAGGTGAGAAATGACAAGACTAGAAGGTTACGTTAACAAAGGTTGGGGTTCGGAATTGATTTGGGCTACTAATGACAAGTACTGTGGCAAGTTAATGAAGTTTAACAAAGATGCCAAATTCAGTATGCACTTCCACGCACAGAAAGATGAGACATGGTATGTTTTATCTGGAAAGTTCGAAGTGAAATATATTATGACCCAAGACGCTTCTATGAAATCTCAAATACTTGAAAGTGGTTCTGTGTGGAGAAATGAACCACTTGAACCACATCAGTTGATTTGCCTTGAAGAAGGTACAATCATTGAAGTCAGCACACCTGATTCAGTAGAAGATAATTATCGTGTAATGCCAGGAGATTCACAAAAATGAAAGTGTATATTAACAATTACCGCCATCATTGGATATCACCATATCATATCCTAGAGTTTGTTTGTTTTTGGGAAAAAGATAATGATGTGTTTTATAACCATGAAGATAAGCCTGATGCGCCCTATGAAAAGTGGGTCAATCGTTTAGACCCTATTTGTAAAGCAATACATAAGTTTTTAGACTTTGTTCACCCTAAAATTGACTATGTAAAGATTGATTACTGGGATACTTGGTCTATGGATCATACTCTTGGTATGATGGCTTTGCCAATGTTGAAACAGTTACAAACAAAGAAACAAGGTGCGCCTTTTGTTGATGATGAAGATGTACCAGAAGAATTAAAATCAACTTCAGCACCACCAAAAGAGAATGAATGGGATACTGATGAGAACCATTTCAAACGCTGGGATTGGGTTATGGCTGAAATGATTTTTGCATTCGAACACCATGTCAATAACGAATGGGAAGAAAAATATCATAAAGGTAAATTCAGTACAAGAAGTGAAGCTTGTGAGTGGGATGAAAATGGTAAAGCAAAAATGTTTACAATGGTGTACAATGATGACCACACACATGAAACTGATTATGAAGGTTTAAAAGTTGTACATGAAAGAATTAGAAACGGCTTCAAGTTATTTGGTAAATATTATCAGGGATTATGGGACTAATTTGGAGAAGATGGGCTAAAGCTATAGGCAATAAGTCCGGAGATTCAGATAAAGAGGCAGATATCATTGCCGCAATTCGTACAGTCATTTTATTGATATATGTTATTACAAATTTTGTAATCATTGCTGGAGTTTTAAGGCACTGGAATGACTAAATAACTATACTACCACAACACACACAATGGTAGTATAACACACACAGGAGAAAACTATGTCAAATATGACACCTTTTGAAATTCGTCTTGAGCTATTAAAAATGGCAAAAGATATGCTATATGATGAGTACTTCGGTACAAGAGAATGCATTTCCAATAACTGGCAAATGCAATGTGAAACAGCTAGACACAACGGTGGAACACCACCTGAGCATCCTGGCTTTCCACAAATCCCCTCAGAATCAGATATCATTACTAAAGCACATGCTCTAAACGGCTTTGTGTCTAACGTAACTGCTTCTGAACCACAAAAAGTTCAGAAGAAAACTTCTTAATTGGGGATGAGGGACTTCGGTCCCTCCAAACACACACAAGGAGAAAGATGAAAAGTAAACCAATACTTTTAAGTTTGATATTTGCAACAATAATTTTAACTTTATCGTTTATTAATGTTGACACATATAAAATATTCCCAATCAAAACCACATACAATGCACTTACGGCAGATACTAAAAAACAGGTAACTTGCCTTGCTGAGAATATCTATTTCGAAGCAGGACATGAACCGAGAGAAGGTAAAGCAGCTGTAGCATTTGTAACATTCAACCGCATACAATCAGGCAACTACGGTGATTCTGTATGTGAAGTTGTTCAACAGAAAACAAATGGCACATGCCAATTTTCTTGGTATTGTGACACCACTTTTACCTCTAAACGCTTGACAATCAAGCACACTCCATTGTATAATGAGATTCTACAGTTGTCAACTGACATGTTTTTAAACTTTGACAGAATCAAAGATATAACAAATGGAGCAACGTATTATCATGCTGATTATGTGAGTCCTGGATGGACAAGACTACAAAAGGAGACACAAATTGGCAGGCATATTTTCTACAAGAGCAAAGGTGACAAAATTGACAGAAATAAAGGAATCATCTAAGATGAATAAAGATATCATAACTATCGCCGTATCGGCAGTAATTGTATTATGTACCGCAATTATCGGAGCAATCGTGTATAATGTTAACGATAGAAACAACATGGCGAAAAACATTGAGGCTGCAATTGCCAAAGGTGTAGACCCGTTATCTGTAAAGTGTGCATATGAAACAAGTGTTAATTCAGTTTGTATTGCACATTCAATGGCAAAGAAATAATTTAAGGAGTATATTATGGCTATTCAGCAATTGAGTGTTAACCTTCTTTCGAATCCAGAAGATAGAAAGAAACTTTTAGGTGTTATTAGTGAGTGTTCTGATGCAATGACAAGAGCACAAGCAGAGAAAGATTTGATTAGAGAATCTATTTCTGATATCAGTAAAAAATTGGAAATCCCAAAACGTCTTGTCGCCAAGATGGTGAAGGTCTATTACAAACAAAACTACGATGAAGAAGTAGCTGTACATGACCAATTCGAAACTCTATATGAAACTGTGGTGAAATAATGCCTAAATTTACTTTTATTTGTGAACATGATGATGGTACAAAAAACACACACGAATGTGATGAAGTTTTTCTACCGAATGTTTTAGAAAACTTTGAAGCCTTCTTGCGTGGTGCTACTTTCAATTTCAAAGGCAACTTAGACTTTTTTGATGATTCTGATACATTGCTAGATGAAGACTATGATGGCATGGAAGAATATAACGCAGCAGGGCATCAAGCGTTCGATACAATGGCATCTTCATTGATGAGTGCAAATCATACAGACACCATTAAACATCCTACTCCTGGTAAGTGTGCAGTCTGTGGTTTATCAGAAGCAATTATGAAGATCCATAAATGTTGGGATGCAAAATGCCCAATTCAGAGTAATCACACTCATGCCTACTAGAGATGAAATGGCAAAATTTGCCAGAGCTATTGATTTGATAGTTGCAGCTACAAACTACAACTATATCGAAGCTATCGTTGAGCATTGCAAAAATACTGGTCTTGAACTTGAAGTTGCAGCTACATTAGTGAATGCAAATCTAAAGGCAAAGATTGAGAACGATGCAATGGATAATAATATGTTGAAAGAAAAAGGTTCTAGATTACCAATATGAATGGTTA